GTGGGCAGGCGGTGGGCGCAGATTACTTATAGCAGGCTTTTACCGGAAACCCGCGGACAAAAGGCGGCACCAGTAGGCATAGAGCGCAAAGGTTTTGGTTTTAATTACGAGTGGACAAAGTTTATTTTGGAATATTTAGAACGTTATCTATTTGAAAAGGTAACCTTCGAAATAGCGCAGACGACGCAAAACGCCATGCTAAGAACCATTAGCCGGGCCACGGCCGCGGGCTGGTCAATAGATCAAACAGTAGATAGGCTGGACGATTGGCCTTTTTTACGCTACCAGGCGGCCCGCATAGTACGAACCGAAGTAAACCGGGCGGCTAACGTCGGCAGTACGGCGCAGGCGGAAACCAGCGAGTACGAACAAATGAAGGAATGGCAAAGCGCCGAAGATAACCGCGTTCGCGGTAATCCGGTTAACGGCATGAAAGATCACGCAGACCATTGGAGTTTGGACGGTATCAAAATTAACGCCGGCGACGTTTTCCACGACCCGCGAAACGGCGACCAATTAGCATTCCCAGGGGATCCACGCGGCAAGGCGGAAAGCGTAATAAACTGCCGCTGCCATGCCAGTTATACTTTTAAACGGGACGCAAACGATAATTTAATACCGAAGCGCAAAACAACCGTAGTAATATTTCCGGGACAAATAAGGCGCCCGCAAACTATAACGATATGACATACCAGTTCAACACGGACGGCGACTATGTAGATTTTAAGGTGGGCGGCGTAACGGCACAGCGCCTGCATAATACCTGCCAGGCAGTAGAATGGGTGTTTGCTGAAGATGATGGTTTAATATTTAAGGTAAATGGCGGCTATTATTTTACGGAAGATCCGGCGAATATCAGTTTTGACGGTGCGCCGTGTGCAACTAAAGGCGGATTTGTGACAGCTATAAAGGCGGCGTTTCCCGTTTACGCTGGCGGCGGAAGTTCTGAAAGCTTGTTAAAAACGGCTACCGTTGAATTAACAGATGCGCAGATTAAAACGCTACCCACTACTCCTTTTGAACTTGTGGCAGCGCAAGGAGCAGGGAAGGCTATTATACCTGTTTCGTGTATAGCTATTTCTAATTTTACTGCGGGGGCCTATACAAACATCACCGGGGCCTCATGGCAGTTAGCGGTAGATGGGATGACTATAGGAAGCCCCTTCGATGCGTTTACTGCACTTGGCTATACTGCGGCTATTTATGTTTCACAGATACCGTGTGTTGACTTTTACACAGGGGCAGGGGATTTTGCCGGGTCGTCAATAACATTCCCTATTGTTACTACCCTTAGCTATGATAATAAAGCGTTAGACCTATCCGATGTTTTCGGCGGTGTTACAAATTACACAGGCGGCAATGCCGCTAATGCATTAAAAGTAATCGTTCAATACGTAGTAATTGATTTATAAAATATGAGCATGACAAACTACAGCATTAAAAACATAAACGGCGGCGTAATTGATGTAGATACGACCGCGAACCGTGTAAAAGTAGCCATTTCGTCTATGGGCAATCTTGATTACGACGGAGATATAATACACGCTAAAGCGTATAACCGGACTATGGCAGAACGCGGGCCGAAGGGTGCAAATTTAATTTGGCACCTTACCGACCATGATGCCAGTATGAAAAGCGCCATTGCAAAGTTTAGTGAACTGTACGTAGAGAAAGATTACCTGGTAGGCGTTACGCAAATACCGCAAACTACATTGGGTAAAGACATGCTGATAATGTACGGCGCCGGTCATATAAACCAGCACAGCGTAGGGTTTAAGACCGTGGAAAGCGAAGTGCAGAACAAAGGAAAGGCGGACGAATACAGGCTAATAAAGCAAATTTTGCTGTACGAAGGCAGCGCCGTTTTATGGGGTGCTAATGTAAATACACCTACTTTATCGGTAGGTAAAAGCCTAACGAAAGAAGAGCAGAAAATAGAATTTTTGGAACTTATAGAACAAGTTAATAATTTAGCAAAGCTTTTGCGGGCCGGTAAATTATCTGACGGCACTTTAGAACTGGCAGAAATTGACCTGGCGCAAAAGACTGAAAAACTAAAAGAACTTTACGAAATAAACGCCATTCAACCCGTCGAAAAGACATTTGACCCGGTCGGAAGTACAGTTTTGTTAGATGGATTAAAACTATTTAATAATTCTTATTAAACCCCGTCAAATATTATGACACCGGAAGAAATAAAAGGGCAACTTGATACCCTCAAAGCAAACCTGCAAAGCGATATTTCCAAACAAGCAAAAGCCGAAACAGAGGCGCAAATAAAGGCGCTGGAAGACAGGCTGAAAGCGGCAGCGCCTAAAGACCTGGCGCCCGAATTAGCGGAAGCGAGAGCGGAAATTAAGGTACTGAAAGACGCCGCAGATAAAAACCAACCCGTTATCGATAAATTCGTAAACGGCGAACTGACTACCAAAAAAGAAAGCAAACATTTTAATACTCTTTTAAGCGAGGGTATTAACGAAAACGCCGATAAGATCCGCGCAATGAAGAAAGGGCAAAGCGTAAGTTTTGAACTTAAAGTTGTGGGCGATATGACATTCGGCGCAAGCTTTTCAACTGCCGACGTATCGGTAACAAACCTGAAACCTGGGATTATCGAACTCCCAAAGCGCAAACTACACGTTCGCGAACTTTTAAGCGGCGGTAGCATGTCACTTTCGAATTTTGCCTACGTGAAGGAAACACCGGGCGAAAGCGGGCCTTTACCAGTAGCCGAAGGAACAGCAAAGAACCAATTCGACCTGGATTTGTTGGAAACAAGTGTACCTGCCGAATATATAGCAGGCTGGTTACGTATTAGCCGCAAAATGCTGGATGATGTGCCGGGCATGACAACCTTTTTACAAAGCCGCCTTCCTGAACTTTTGTTACGTGCCGAAGATACCCAGTTATTGACTGGCGACGGTACCAGCCCGAATTTGTCAGGTATCACCGACGCCGGCAATTTTACGGCGCCTACCGGGTCCGCTACGATTGACGTAGAACAGTTAGTCCAGGCGATTAGTCAACTGGAAGGTTACGACCGTGAGGCAAACGGAATTTTGTTGAACCCAGCCGATTACTATGCTATCTTATTGAATAAGGCAGCGGGCGGCGCAGGTACCTACGATTTGCCAACGGCATTGGCAACGATCAATAACGGAAACCTGTATATTGCCGGCGTACCTGTTTTCAGGTCTACCGCAATGGCGGCCGATAAATTTATCGTCGGTGATTGGGTAATGGGTGCAAACCTTTTGACCCGCGAAGCGCCACGGGTGGAATTTTTCTACGAAGACGGCATAAACGTTCGCGAGAACAAAGTGACCGTAAGGGTAGAAGAGAGGATTGCGTTTCCTATCTACGGCGACAACTATTTTATCTATGGTGATTTCGGTAACCTTACCTAATTTAGGGTAATGAATTACCGAACCAACGAAGACAAAATAACTACCGGGCGCATAATCGGCGCCCGGTATAACCATATATTTTTGGTAGAAGATACCAGCGAAGAAAGCGCCGAAGTAGAAGAGCCTGTAACCGTAGAAGAGGTAAAACATTATCTACGCTTAGAGGGTTTAGATCCGACCGACGACAGCCCCGGCGAAGAGTTTGTTTATGACGACGAATTGATTGCAGAACTGATAACCGAAGGGCGGACCTGGTTAGAAGCTTTTACCGGCGTTACGCTGATCCCCAAAACGTTAAAAGTGTGGTTATTGAACCAGGCCGGCGATATTGAACTGCCCGGGCCTGTTACTGGCGCTATAGTAATTACAAAAGAGAATAGCGACGTAGTGGCGGCAGATACGTATCAATTTATGGGTACGGTATTTCCTAAACTTATTACCTGTTTTCACGAACGTTTACAACTGGACTACGCGGCAGGCTACACGCGGGCAACCTGTCCGAAAGGATTAAAGACGGCATTAAAAGCCTACATAGCCGAAAATTACGAACATAGGGGCGACGAACAACCCGACAAAGCACTAACCGAAAGGGCGGCACGTAAGGCGCTGCCATATAGGAGGCTTACGTTATGGGCATAGGACAGCGCCAGCCAATTATACTACGTAAAGTAACCGTAGCGATTGACCCGACAACCGGGCGCAACGTGGAAGCGCAGGACGAGGACCCGACCGGCATTTATAGGACGTGGGCGGAAGTAACCGGATCCGGCGGCGGACGGGACTACCTAAACGGACAAATAGGCTTAACACATACCCGCGATTTTTTAGTACGATTTCGTTTTGATAAATTCCCTAATTGCGAATGGAAAATAACCTACCAGGGTACACCGTGGACCGTTTCGAATATTCGCCGGGTAGATGAAAAGAAATTTTACTGGACGTTTTCAGCAACACGCAAAAACGATGCTTAAAATAGAGCTACAAGGATTAAAAGGATTTCAGCAGCAGTTTGCTAAAGCGCCGGCGAACATAAAAAAGATTGTCAGCGCTGAAATACAAAGCGCCGCGGCGGAATGGGTGGCGGGTGCCCGCAGGGACGTACCGATAGATCAGGGAGCGCTAAAGGGCAGTATTTCGTACTTTATGCGGACGGATCTACAGGCGGAAATAGTAGCGCAGAAATTTTACGCGCCGTTTATGGAATTTGGGACGAAAGGAAAATATAAAGCGATACCCGGCACTGAAGCAATAGCGCAGCAATTTAAAGGGTATAAAGGCGGCGATTTTATGGATTTATTACGGTCAATAGTCCGCTGGTTAGGCAGAAAGGGTAAAGACCCGGTAACGTCCAGGCATGGCACGTATAGCGTAAAGACTAAGAAACGCACAGGCAGTAAGGTAAACCAACTGGCGGAAGATTACGCGGCGGCATGGCCTATCGCTATGAGTATTTTAAAACATGGCGTTAAACCGCACCCCTATTTTTTTAAGCAGAAAGAAATTGTTTGGCCGAAGATGATAGAGCGCATAAAAAGAAACTTCGAAACAAAAAGCGGCGTTTCTGTAATTATGCCAGGCGACATTAAACAGCCCAAAATTGTAACGATATGATAAACGTAGGCGCTAAACTTTTACAGGCATGGTATTTATGTATCGCGGGAAATATCCCTGTACCGACCTACACGGAAGACGCGGCGCCGGATAACGAGAACGGCGGCAGCTACGTTCTATTGAGGATGGAAAGCGAAACAAACCAAAGCAATAATCAGGCTTTTGTTACGTCGCCGGTCATTATTACCGAAGTAGTCACACGGTTTGACGTTCGTATTGATTACGAACCGGCAAACCAAATAGACAGTTTAATAGGGCAGGCGGTGAACCCGACGCCGGCACAGCACGGACTACCAGCGCAAACCGGTATTCAGATAGTAGAAATAAGGCGGGAAAATTCCACAACGTTAACCGAAGATGATGGAACTTATAAATATTATAGAATAATAACACGTAATTTGCACAGAATAGTACAAAATTAAACCGTTTAAAATTTAATATTATGTCAGAAGTAGCAGGTAAATTAGTCAATATGCGGATCCGTGTAAACGGCACGCAGGACGAATTTAAAATATTGGTTTGTACGGAAGACAGCCAATTCCAGATTACAAACGAAACCAGCGAACGCCGGACAAACTGCGGCGTAAAAGCCAGCGCCGCCGAAGCGACGTTTTCCGCGTCCGGTAACGCCGTACAGAACCCAACGCCTACCAGCCTGGAAGTAAGTTATAACGACGTAAAGGCATGGCAAAAAGGTACGAACGGCGTACCTACTAAACTGGATTTCCAGTATATCAGCGACGCGGACGCCGTACTGGCGGAAGGCGAAGGCGTAAACAACTACGGCAGCGGATGGTTTACAGACACAACTTTTACCGCGTCTGCCGAAGCGGACGGTATTGGCAGTTTTTCATGGTCATTCACAGGCACCGGCACCCTTGATGAATACGACGACGAAAGCGGATCTTAATTTATGAATGGCTATACTACTATAGATTTAAACGGTACGCCGGTAGGTTTAAAGTTTGCATATCCGGCAATAAAGCTTTTTACAGAGGCTTGTGTAAAGAACACAGATATTTATTTTATTGGCGAAGGCGACGCCGGCGGTTTTACGGTGGAAGGACTGGCAAAGCTTATTGAGTGCAGTTATAGAAATAATTGCATTTTAAAAGAGGTAGAACCGGCGCTAAAATTCGAAGACTTTTATAACTACGTGGAACAAGCGCAGGAAACGCCGGAAGGGCTGGAAGAGTTAAAAAAGGTATCGGAAGTTTACGCAGCCAGTACAGTTATGAAAAAGATCGTAGCCGGAAATAAGGAACTTGAAAAAAAAAGACAGACCAGCCAATAGATTTTGATGAAATAGAACAAATACTTTTTGGTGAACTTTTAATAAGGCCGTGGGAACTGGCAAAAATGACTTTTCGCGAGGTCATTTTAAGTATAAACGGGTTACGAAACAGGGACAAAATGCTGGAAGCATGGCAGCGCCGAAGTACTTTTATTATTGCCAGTACGAATTTTGGCGGTAAAGGGGTGGCAAATAAGATGGAAAAACTCTGGCCTATTGAAGGCGTAGACCGCGTAAAGGTGAACCAAAAGGCAAAAGACCAATTACGCAAACTACGTGAAATGGAAGCGGTAAAAATAGCGCAGGCAAAAGAAAAACTTTTATAAATGGCGGAAGGTTTAAAACTGGTAGTCGGTGCAGACGTTAACGAGGCTGAAAAAGGGCTGAAACGATTAGTTGACGACATGCAGAAAACCGGCGACGCCGCCGAAAAATTAGGCACCGACTTTTCTAAAGCATTCGGCCGGGCACCGTTAGGCGACCTTAACGCCTACGTAAAAGGCGTACAAAACCTAAAAACTAATCTTAACAACGTAAAAGTTGGGCCTATTGGCGGGCAGCTGGCGGCGTCAGTGGCCACAGCAAACGCCGAACTAAAGAAACTGCCAAACGTCAGCAACGCCGCCACGTCGTCGTTAATCAATTTGGGAAGAGTTGCGCAAGATGCGCCTTTCGGATTTTTGGGAATAGCGAACAATCTAAACCCGCTATTAGAAGGTTTTCAAAGATTAAAACAGCAAAGCGGTAGCACCGGTACGGCGTTAAAAGCGTTAGGCAGTAGCTTATTGGGCGCCGGCGGTATTGGCCTGGCGTTATCCGTCGTTTCGTCTTTATTAATCGTTTTCGGCGACCGCCTTTTCGGCGCAAGCAAAGCGGCGGACGACAGCAAAGGCAGGCTGGACAGTCTTAACGACAGCATAAAAAGAGTAACGGAAAACATAGGCGACCTAACCAGCGCCATACAATTTCAAAACGAATTAGGCGCCATAAACGTAAAGATTGGCGGGTTTGGTGATATACAGGACTTGCGGGAACAATCAGTAGCACAACAACAACTGGTAGAAGATTTGGGCGCACAGGTATTGAAAGCGCAAAAGAATTTTTCAGATGCGCAACTGGAAAACCAGCGCCAGGCGAACGAAGACAGCCAAAAAGTAGAAGACGACGCACTAAAGGCGCTGAACGCAGCACAGGACGCACAGGCGGCAGCCCGTGAAAAGGGCACTATTATTTTCCGCAAAATAGCTTTGCAGCGGATAGACGACGCGAAGGCGGACAACAAGAAAGAAGAGGACCTACAAAAAAAGAATATTGAGGCGCTTAAAAAATATATCGACGACGCCAAACGGTTAAACAGCGAACTTGAAAGGGTGGGTTTTGTGGCGCCTGCGAATTTTTCATTTTTCGACAGCCAGGAAGAGGCGCTAACAAAAGCAAAAAAAGTATTTGCCGATTTTGCCAGTAGGGATTTGGAAGTAGCCGCGTCCGTTTTTTCTGTACCGTTACAAATTACCGAACCGCCGCCCGAACAAATTACCAACGCGCTAACCGAAACCGAAAAGTTGGTAAAGCGTAGTATTTTACAATTTCCACCGGCGGAAATACCGGTAGAATTCAGCGCAACGGAAGAGCAAAATGCGGCATTTATCAGCGACTTTAGAAAGCAATTTGAGGCAATCGGTTTAGGTTTAAATTTAATACCGGAAGACCTGGCGGACCCGGCACTATTCGGTAAGTTAAGCAGTCAACTTAAAGAAGCAACCGGCGCCATAGAAGTAGCGAACGCCGCCGCGTCTGTCTTATCAAATACTTTTCAATCTTTATTCAGCCGGATAATTGAAGGGGAGAACCCAATAAAGGCGTTTTTTCAATCAATAGGGCAGGCTATTTTACAGTTAATAACGCAGCTGATAGCGGCAGCCATTAAAGCGGCTATTTTCCAGGCTATTTTATCTGCAGCGACGGGCGGCGTAGGCGGCGGCGCAGGCATATTTAAGTTCTTAGCTAAAGGTATCACAGGCTTTGCGCAGGGCGGTATAGTTAGCGGCCCGACGCTGGCGCTGGTAGGTGAAGGCGTAGGAACCAGCCGTAGCAACCCGGAAGTAATAGCGCCGCTGGACCAACTGAAAAGCATGTTATCCGGGTTTGGCGGTAGCGGGCAATCGGTAGTAATAGTAAACGGGCGGACCCGCGGCAATCAATTTGAACTGTTAGCACAACGGACACAAAAACAAAATAGGCGTTTAGGCGCCGGGTAAATGATAACTAACTGCACACTATACGAAGGCGCTTTTATTAATACGGAAACAACGCCGGAGCCAGCCAACGAAAACGTACAAAAGATATTTACGGTTAGGCTATTTGATACCGAAACGGAAGTAAGCACACCGCCGTATAATTTCCGCTTTATCGTTTCCAACAACGGCGACGGTACGCAAACCGTTAGCGTTTTTTCGGATCCGTTTACCGATCCGCTGGCGGAAATTTATTTTGGCTACGATAACGCGGGCTGGATAGACACGGCGTTAAACCTGAACGGCCGGACCGCTATTACCATACCGCAAGGCGATTGGGACTATTCCGTATTGATTGCCAGCGATAGCGGCGCACCGCGTTACGAATTTGAACCAGCGGAAACTATAGACCTGGAAATGGGAGAAACCCCGATACTTATTTCGGTAGTAGATAACGCGGAAGATAAATTCACACCGATTAAAAGTAAGCAGGTAGAAATACAGATACACAGTAACGACGCCGTAGGCATAGAAACCTTTGCGGAAGGTGGCGATAACCGTTTCTATGTGGAGATAGAAAGCGAAACGGACGGCGTAATTTTCAAGGGCTGGTTATCTACCAGCGATTTAAGCCAGGATTTTTTACCGGATCCAAACGTTTTGACGCTGATAGCTACCGACGGCCTGGGGTTTTTGGAAGACGAACCTTTGCTAAATTTCGAAGACGTAACGCCGCAGGACCGGCACCAAATTATTGATTTTATAGTATGGGCCTTAGGCAAAACGGGCCTTATGCTGGACGTAAAAGTTTGTATGAATATCCGCGAAAGTACCGCCGTCCCGATAGTTAGTGACGCGGACGGCAGCGGGCATTTTTATAAGTTCGTTTACCTGGACGCCAAAACATTCGAAAAGGAGATAGCGACCTGTGAAGACTGCCGGACAGTATTAGAAAAGATATTAGGCGAGAACGCTTTTTTAACGCAGTACCGCGGCAAATGGCTAATAATACGACCGGATGAAATGGAAACTGGGCACGAATATTATTTTACCAGGTTTAATTATTTAGGTGATTTTGTAGAGAACACCGACGAAACTTTCAGCAAAAATATCGGCGTAGGGCTGCCGCTGGCGTTTATGAATGACGACGCCACGTTATCACTTGACCGACCTTATAAGCAGATAATAGAACGTTTTAACTACGACTACCCAAAAGAAATTATTTGTAATATTGATTACAGCCAGGGCGAATTTGTGGAAGATATGCCGGACGAAGTGAACGCGGACGGCGTTACCGAACAAGTTAAAAAATACACGTTGCCATGCTGGGCGCATTTATCGCGCACGGTAGACCTACCATACTGGGAGAATTTCGGACAAGGGCCGCTACCTTCATCAAACGTGTACGTAAAGCGCTATTATTTTAACGGCACAGAAACACAGCGTATAGTTGTGATACAGTCACCACCGGGCGCAGCGCCGCCAATGACGTACATACAAAGCACACCTATGGAACTACAGATAGGCGACAAAATAAGTTTACAGGTTAGTTTGTATTATACGAACATAGGCGCAAATACGGGCAGCAATAATTGGCCTGTTTATGTCGGTTTATTCGCGGACGACGGAGATATTTATTGGTGGCAAAATTATAATGTTACCACGCCGGAAGTGCAGCCGCTTTGGGGGTTAACTCCACCAAACGTTTTAATTTACCCGTGGTATAAAGACGCGCTACTGGAAAATCCGCCGTTAGATATGCAATTTACCAGCCCGCCGCTACCTAAAAGCGGAAGGGTTTATGTTTTTCTGTCTAATGAGTATGGCGAAGAAATTGAGGCGAATTTCGGACAGCCAAAAATAGATATTATTCCTTTCGTTAACGGTGGCTATAACAGCTATAAAGCACAAACCAACGACGTAAGTCAGGACGCACCGAAGATAAAAGCCATACGCGAAACGGACGTATATATAAGCGACGCGCCGCGTATAGCTATGAAAGGCGCACTATTGAAACCCGGCGCAGGCTTTGAGATTTTCAGCGGTACGGCGTCATTTGGTACGTTAGGACAGTTTGAAATTAGCGGTAATATCGTCGGGTTATTTCCCGTAGGTATTTTAATTTCCATAACCGGATCCGGCAGTAACAATATAACGGGCCGGATAATAGATAATAATTATTCCATAATTGGCGACCTTACCACAATTTATACGGATCAAACTACGGTAAGCGAATTAGGCGCCAGCATAACCGTAACGGAAGCAACTTACCAGTTAACCGGCGATTTTTATAACGCGGCGCTGGCAACTGCGGGCGGCGGTACGCCGTACACGTTCGGCCGTTTGCAGTCTTTTGATATTTGGAACCAGTTTAACCGGGTTATGCGCACGTTTGAGGCAACCATAGATAGAACGGACAGCGCTACACAACTGCCCGACCTTTTGCATAAATATATTTTACGAGACATAGACGCCAACACGACGAACGGTTCAACGCAATACCGTATTTTTATGCTATTGCATTACGAAATGAATTTGCATTTGTGCGAATGGGCGGCATTTTTACACGAAGTTTTTAACACCGACGTAGCCAAAAGCTACGAAACGGCGGCGTTTAAATATATAACCGAATAATGGCAAACATAGTCTTGGGTAAAAACGTAAACGTAGAAGCGCTAATAGGTAGCGCCTATATGGTTATCGGTTGCGCCGTTTCATGTGCGTTTGAATTTGAAAACGAACTAATCGGAAAGACGGACGTTAACGCAGGGCTATACCGTAAAAAGCGGGTACGTATTAGCGACAACCGCGGAAGCGTTAACGGGCTGGTAACTTTGGAAAACACCGCTACCAGGTTAAGCGCCTTTTATTTTTTACAGGAAGCTATAGTAAGATCCGAGCAAACAATGCGGTTTGTTTTCACAGACGAAGGCGGCGAAACTAAATACATAACCGGTACTTTTTTAGTACAATCCATTTCTATTACTGCCGATGTTTCGGCGTTTGCCGAATTTGACCTATCACTGGAAGGCACCGGCGGCGTAGAAATTGGCACCGTAGAACCGCCGCCCGACGTATTTTGCCCCGAATTGCAAAGCGATACCTGGGAAACGACGGAAGGCGGCACGTCTATTAGCGGGCCGGGTATAGGCGGTAAGAGTTACGAAGGCGACGAAATACTGGTAGTCTTCAGGGAGGGCACACAGTTTGACTATACGGCCGGCGCACCGGGTAACCGTGAGTATGGCTACGACGGCGTTAATATTTCCTTTGACCCGCTGAACCCGTTTAACCTGGATGAAAGGGTTAACGTCGTTTGGAAAGCATTTGAAAGTTAA